TCACAAGCAAAGATTTCTACACTCAAATAGCTGACCAGTATAAAGCAATGGTACCTGCTTTCAATACTGCAAAATCAAAGGCTAAGTAATTATGAAACTTTTAGGAATGCTAATAGCGTTCCTAGGTTTCTCTACAGATACCTATGGAACAGAACTAGAAAAGTATATCGTCGGCCGAAATCCAAAAGATGCAGGTGACGTTGAGCGATTGACCTACGAGTTCCATCGCAAACAATCAGATTGGAGATTTCTATGAACACACTTAAACAACTATTCAACAGCCTACTAGAGGCCATTCAATCCATTAAAGATTACAAAGCGAGTAAACTAAAATGAATCAATGGCAACCTATGACTGACGAAGATTGGGAGTGGGTTAATCATGGTACATTACCAAAACCCGTTGACATTCCAGTCAAAACAAATTACAATTAACACACACACTTTTTAAGGAAATAAAATGACAGATTATACACCAAAATTACCAGAAGTTAAATTCAACAAGAATGGCTACGAAATTCGTACCGATATTCTATCAATGGCTAAAGACCTAGTAGGACAAGAGTATCATGCTAAGTACATGGGCTGGGAAGTCAGTGCCGAGCGTGATGAGAAGACCGGACAAATTGTTAACAAAGTAAACATGCCAGAGTTTCCGGGATTAGACAGGATCCTTGAAACTGCTGAAAAGATGTATAGCTTTGTAAATCAAGGCACTACAAAGAAGTAATTCTTTATGTGAGGGCTCTTTTTAGAGCCTTCCTTTACGGCTATAAATATCTACATGAATGTATTAATACTAACCCCGGATCGTGTAGGTAGCACCCTACTACAACGCCTAATAACTGTTTACATGAATGCACATGAATATGACAAACCAGTTATTAATTTGCATGAACTTACCAATGGTATAGAATCATATTACAGTGATGTTTATAATAGAGAGATATTAGGTAAACCTAGAAATGGTAAAGAGTGGGGTTACTATCAATCATTAGAAGAAGTGGTAAACAACTTATCAAAAGCTGACCACTATAAAACAGCTAGGCTTGCATTATATCATTTAAATGTCAGGAATGATAGTACTGAGGATAGAACTCAATTTTATAATTATCTTAATGATAATTTTTATATAATATCTGCACGTAGGAATAATCTATTTGAACATGCTATCAGTTGGGGAATTGTTACTGCAAGTAAGAAATTGAATGTGTATACTCATGCGGAAAAAATAGATACTTTTTATAACATATATAAAAATGGTATAACTATCAATGAAACAACATTGACAAATTATTTATACAGTTACAAAGAATACCTTAAATGGTCTGATACTCATTTCAGAGTAGCAAGCTATTTTGACTATGAAAAAGATTTAAAGGATATTGAAAAATACATATTGAATTTAGATATCTTTCCAAATAAAGAAAAGAAATCATGGAATGATATATTTGATATTGAATGGAGTGATTGGAATAAATGTCATAAACTAATTAGTGACGTTGGCTCAATGGATCCCAAATTACTAGAATATGATATTACTACTAGTAACAGTACTGAATTGGTGTTAGATAAACTTAAAAGTAATTTAAGTTTAGTGGATCAAAATTACCTAATAGAGCATAGTAAAAAATATGTTTCTGCATATAAAGGCATAGAACAATTAGTTAAACAGGGTGCATTGGTAACTGGTATCCCTATTAAATTGCAAACTATGGCAGAAAAGAAAAAAGTAATTAAAAACTTTGACGAATGTGTTAAAGTTTATAATAAATGGGTAGATCAAAATAATTTGGGTACAAAATATACCAATGATGAGCTTAAACAAATTGCCAATGAAGAAGTAAAAAACTGGTACAATCAAGTTCCAAAAAACTTATTAATAGAATAATTTATAGGTCACCTATTCCTAGCATAATTACTAGATACAAACTTTTTATAGGAACCAAAATGGCTGAACAAACAAATGAACTACTAACATTGACAATGAGTCCAACTGACTTAACTGTCATTTACAAATCAATGGAAAAATCCATTATATCAATGCAATTAGAATTTTCTGACTTAGAGAAAAAGGCTACTGTATTGAAACAAGATATTGACCGACAGGTAGCTATGCTTTCTGTAATGAAGTCAAAACTTGAAGGTTAACATTAATTAAACAAAAGTACTACTTTTTTAGCCCCGTTTAACGGGGCTTTTTTGTATCCAAAATTTGACAATAAATGGACATTGTGCTATAATATATTCTTAGACAGTTAAATAAAGGACTTGAAATGACTAAGAAAATCTCTATCAAAGTATTTGGTGACCCCGGACATGCTTGGGCACGTTTCCCCAAAGCACGATTGGTCAAGCTTGGTATCGCTGATAAGATTACCCCATACAGTTACCAAAATGGTGCTAATGCTTTCCTCGAGGAAGACTGTGATTTGTCAACATTGTTGGCGGTTCTTAAGGCCAAGGGCTATGAAGTAAAATTCAATGAAAGCTTTACCAATAAGCAGAGCAAAATCCGCAGTTATTGCACATACAGAATTTGACAATAAATGGGCTTTGTGCTATAATACATTTATGAAATCAAAAATCTTTATTAATCAACGTGACAACGACAAGTATTTCAAACAGAAATTGCCTACATGGCGCAATGGTTTCTGTGAAATAGTCCGTAATGTCACGATTGAAAAGGACCCGCACGACATTTACCTAGACGGTGAATGGGGTTATATCACGGTCTATGGCCGTAAGATTTATGTCACACGGGCCGGCACTGAATTTGCATTTGAAATTCGTGGCTAAAAGGTTGACAATAAATGGATTTGGGTATATAATAGAGTCTTAATCAGTTAAACAACAGGAGTTAAAAATGTCAGCATTAAAAACATATCTGGATCGCAAGAACGCTTATGCTACAATCTTTGGTGCAAAAGCACTTACTTTAGATAGTGCAGTTGACCGTCAAAAGATTGCCGATTCAATCGATTCAGATTTGAGTCCCGAGAATTTGACTTGCGATGGTGAACTGCCCCGTAGTCTAGTTCAGAAACGCTACAAGGAATTGACAATGGCGGCACGTGAATTAAAAAAGTTAGATCCCTCAGTTAAGTTTTACGAATTCGTTTAAGGAGTAGTCATGGCTCGCTATCAGAAACCTGTTCTTAATCTTGTTGCCGACAACGTGTGGGGTGCGGCATGTCAGGCACAACGCATCAACGGCAGTTATATTAAGTTGAGTGTGTTGACCGAAGAAGACAAATCCTCTAACAAATTGTCCAATCGTCAAATGATTGAAACTTTCATGGTTGATTCTAGTTTGATTACCGAAGAAGATATGGAGCAAGGCAAAAAGGTTCGTGCTTTTTATCAAGCATTGACTTTCAAAATTTTACAAGGTAAACAGTTAAATGATTTTGATAACACCGCAATGTTGATTGCCAATCGGGATGTTATCACTAGCAATTATGATGTTGCGGTTATTGCTAGTTTGCCAAGTTGCTATGAGCGTGGTGTTAAGCGTCAAACAGTAGACCAGCGTATCAATTTTGCACGTGGTGGTTTCATCGGTCAAGTTGGTAAGAAGGTGTCAACGAGTGTTGAAGTATTGAGGTCAGTCTACTCACAAACTTACAATGTAAATTTTGTAACCGGTATCAATGGTGATGACCAAGTTGTATTCTTTGCTTACAAGAAAGAATTGGAAGTAGGCAAGATGTACGACATTTACGGCAACGTGAAAGCACACCGTGATACTACAACCCAACTTAATCGTGTAAAGGTGATTGCATGAATACAGAATTGATTCAGAAATTAAAGTCGCAATGTATCGTCCGTGAAATGCGTGGTACTAATGCGTTTGACAATTATATGGTTGATCGGTTCGATACTGAAAAGTTTGCAGAACTGATTGTCAAAGAATGTGACCGTTATGCCCGTAGTGTATGGGAACATGGTCCGTTGTTAGGTAAAGACTTGTTAATACATTTTGGAATTGAGGAGATGAGTGATGAATGAAGATATTCAAATTCTGTTTAAGCAAGCAGGTGGTTATATTGAAACTGACGAGAAGGGTAATATTTTCACGTATGCACATGATTTTGATCCTGCGCAATTTGCCCGATCACTAATTATGGAATGCTATCAGACGTTAATCAATCATGGTTATACAGATGCGGCAAATGTGTTAGACAAAGAGTTTGCCGAAGATTGGCAAAAGTTTGAATTTCCGGAGATTTAATCATGGAAGAAAACAAATGCAATGTGTGTAGTTGTACATATACTGATGATGAAGGTGGCGTACAAGGATACTTTGGAATGATTCCAGTATCGTTTTGCCCAACTTGTTTTAGTAGCACGTGCGATATGGTTCAACAAATGAATGAAGATTTACAGGAGGAAGTATGACTAAATTATTAATAGGTTTTATTCTTGGTATTGTTGTCGCAACAGTAGGCTTTAGCGGTATTGCTAAAATGCTTGATAGGAGTGTTGACAAGGTTAAAGAAGTAACCATTGAACAAGCAAAGTGAAATATAAACGTAAAAAGGTGGAGGATATTATGGGACTAGATATGTATGCTTATGTTGCCAGCAAGAAAGGTCAACAAAGTGAATATTATGAAACTGCCGAATTTGATAAGACAGTTAATGAATTTGTAAGTACAACTGTTACTAAGCCATACGAAATTGCTTATTGGCGTAAGCATCCGTCATTGCATGGTTGGATGGAACAACTTTGGGAACGCAAAGGCAAGCCTGGAGCAGGTGCAAGTGAGACATTCAATGGCATTGAATTAGAATTGAATTGGGATGATTTGGATGAACTTGAACGAGCTATCCGTCATAAACAACTTCCGGATACACAAGGTTTCTTCTTTGGTAATCCTGCAGATAGTCATTACTACGAACAAGACCTTGAGTTTGTAAACAACGCTAAGGCAGAAGTGTTCTTGGGATTGAAAGTATTTTATAACAGTAGCTGGTGATGTATATCACAAACAAATATCAGTCAGTAAAGTTACCATATAGCCCTGAGATGTTAGAATGGCTATTGGTAACTTACCCTCATTCTAAATACTACATTGTAGAAGGAAAATAAAATGGCAATACTATATCGCATCAAACCTGCTGATAAAAAATCAGTTGAGGCATATTACGATGTTTACAGTAAAGACGAACAAGGTAATATCCGTGGTTGGAGTGTTACTGAACTGTATCGTTGGGGTCAAGGCTTTGTAGAAGATGAATCTGAGTTGCCATATAGCGATGATAGATATCATTCAGTAGATCCTACAATTGGTTGGGGTTGTGAACTTGAGGACCTTTGTGCAGTAGACTTTGAGTTTGACGATAGTTTTACTGACGAAGAAAAAGCTGAAATTGAAGAACTTTGGGCAAACGGTGACCCAAATGATGAATATGAACGTAGTGGTGCGGCTTGGTTATATGACTATAGTGAATGGGAAGTAGAAGAAGATACTATTACTATTTTGGGTCCGTTCGTTGTTGACAAAATTGACGAGGACGTGTATAATGAGAGTATTGAAACAGTAGAACTTAAACCCCGTCCACCTTTTGTCGCAACAACAGCGTGGCCATTCTCAGGATAATATATGTCAGCAAGTTGGATTAATAAATTAAATGAATCAGATAGCCGCCTGCACAAGGAAGATGTTATCAAACAAGCATTAGAGGCAAGTGTCCTAGGTAGCACCAATGCTATCAATTTTCTTTCATTTACTAAAGCCTGTTACAATCCTTATGTGACGTTTGGTGTTCGTCAAGTACCAGACACAGTAGGTATTACTGATGCAGAAAATCCCTGGGATGAGTTTAACGAGTTGATGCT